CGTTACCGGTGTCGGCGGGTCGCCTCTTCGCGCTGCCATCGCGCCGTCTATAAACGCAGACGCCATTGTGGGGATCTTGTTTACCCCAACCGCAGACCTGCGCATCCGTAACGCGACTGGCGCGAACGGCTCGGGCATCCTCATCACGAGCGGCAACACGCTCTACCTGCCGGTCGTGGGGTGGCCCACCGGCGGGGTGGAGCTCGAGTACGAGTCGGCGGTAGTGGTGCCGGCCATGCTGTTCACCAGGGCTTTCCCCTCCGTCGCGTGATGGGCGGGCGCTCAAGCCGCCAGAAGGGCAAGCGGGGCGAACGTGAGGCGGCGAGGCTATTTACGAGCCGTGGCTACCAGGCTCGTCGCGGCGATAGTCAGTCGCGCGGTGCGCGTGAGGCGGACGTTGAAGACACGCAGTTCTGGATCGAGGTAAAGCGTGGCAAGCGCTGCCCGATCCGCAGAGCCATCGCGCAGGCCGAGGGCGACACGGATGGCCGCCCACCCGTCGTCCTCTGGCGCGACGACCGCTCATCTTGGCGAGTCGACATGGCTGCTGATACCTTCCTTGAAGTGCTGGCATCTTGCGGACCCGCCAAGTGGGTCGTACCGTATGAACCGAACCCGGAGGACCCCGATGGCGTCGAAGACGAAGACTAAGGCCGAGCTTGAGAAGGAGCTGAAGGAGGCGCTCAAGGCGCTCCAGGGTTACGAGGCGGACGCATCGTCGCCGCTCGACCTGTCCTGGCTTCCGCCCAAGGCGCAGAAGCAGATCTCGTACTTCCTTGAGCGCGCGCGCGCGAAGCGTAAGTGCGCCGACGACCGCATCATCGCGGCGTGTCTCGCCTGGTGCGCGCTCCAGGGAACCAAGCGGCACGGCATTCACAGGCTCATCGAGGCCATCGAGATCGAAACACATTGCAAGATCTAAGGTACGACCGCTCGCCTGATGGCCCTTTTTTCTGGCTCATGCACTCGCTGATGGGTGCTGTCGAGACCAGCATCGAGGCGCACCCGTGCATGACGGAGATCGAATACGCCGTTGGGCTTCAGATCACCGCCATCCGCGACACCCAGCAGGCGCTTCAGATGCTGGGCAACCGCCCGCTGGGCAAGCGTCAGAAGGCCGCCAAGCCGTTGCTGAACGTGTACCTGCACAAGATGAAGGAAAACACGCTCAGCGAGACCTGGCAGAAGGGCCTGGCGACCACCCCGAGGGTGCAGGACCGGATGCATAGGCTCGCCAGGGACACCACGCGGTTTCTCGAGGCGCTCAACCTCGTCACCAGCAGCAAGACCCCGCTCAAGGCAATCGTGGGCACGGTCAGGAGGTACAAGAACAATGTCGCGGAGCTATATTGACCGAGCCGCCGATGCGGTCCTTGAGCACATGGACGTCATCGTCGCGATGCTCAACATCGGGCACACGCGCACCGCGTGCGCCAAAGCCACCGGGATCAAGCCCAGCCAGCTCTGGGACGTCATCGCCAAGGGCAAGCAGAGTAAGGGCAAGTGCCATGACATCCTGCTGCAGGTTCTCAAGGCCGAGGGCAACGCCCAGGTGCGCCTTGAGGGCATCATCATCAAGGACGCCGCTGTCAACGTGAAGACCGCGCAGTGGCTGCTCGCCCGTCGCTTCCGGCTCAAGGAGCGCCACGAGCCGCAGATCGACATCCTGCGCAAGATGGACTACAACAAGCTCGCGCAGGAGGAGATCAAGCTTGAACTGCTTGGCGAGAAGCTCAGGCTGCTCCGCGAGAAGTCGGGTGATGACATGACGGCCGACGACTGGCGCGCGATCATGAGCGAGGCGAAGGACGCGAACGCGCGCATCAAGTCGATTCATTGAAGCCGGACAGGCGCAAAGAGATCGAGCGCTGTAGCTGGGACTTCTACTACTTCTGCACGAAGTATCTGAAGATCCTCGACAAGCGCAAACGCCTGGTGCCGCTCGTTCCGAACCCCATCCAGGCCGACTTCATCGACGTGATGGCGGCTCATCCGTACAGCTACGTGCTCAAGAGCCGGAAGGTCGGGATCTCGACCCTCGTGGCCGCCAAGTTCTTCTGGAAGGTGATGTTCAGGCCGGGCTTCGAGGTCGCCGTCATCGCGCACACCGAGAAGGCGGTGCTCGAGAACATCTCACCGATCTATCACCGGTTCTACGACCACCTGCCCAAGTGGCTCCAGGTGCCGTACAAGCACAAGACCATCCACAAGATCGAGCTGGTGACTGAGTCGAAGATCATCATCGGCACCGCGAACAGCGAGGGCTCCAGAGGCGGCACCCCGGTGGCGCTTCACTGCTCCGAGTTCGCGTTTTACGACAACCCAGACGACACGATGGCGGCGCTATTCAACTCGTTGGGCCATGACCCAGAGGTGGTGCTCGAAACCACGGCGTGCGGCATGAACCACGCCTATTCGATGTGGGTCGACGACGCGCTCGAGTATCACCGGGTCTTCTACCCGTGGACCGAGGACCCCGAGTGCGTGTCGAAGAAGGAGCCGCACACCATACCGAACGAGATCCAGGCGATGTCCGACGAGTTCGAGCTCACGCCCGAGCAGACCGCCTGGTACGCAGAGACGTTCCACTTCAAGTGTAACAAGAAGCTCCGCATCCTGCACCAGGAGTACCCCATCGTCGCGGACCACGCGTTCGTGTCGACCGGCGGCCGGTTCTTCCACTTGAGCTACGAGCCGGGCGAGCCAGAGCCGGGCTACATCGAGCACGAGCCGCCAAAGAAGTGGCACTGCTACGTCATGGGCGTCGACACCGCGTCTGGCGCCGAGAAGGGCGACTTCTCAGCGTTCTGCGTCATCGACGTCACAGACCCGGACAGGTTCGTCACCGTCAGCACCTACTACGAGCGCGTGATGCCCAGAGGGTTCGGCAAGCGCGTGCTGGCCGAGGCGCTCAAGTACAACGCCCTCGTGGTGCCAGAGGCGAACAGCTACGGGCTCACCGTCATCGAGGAGCTTAGGCTCAGAAACTACCCGTACATCTACCACAAGCTCGACCAGAAGGACGGCGAGCACACCTGGACCAAGAAGTACGGGTTCTGGACAGACCGGTCCTCGCGCCCGCTCATGCTGTCGAAGCTCTACGAGACGCTCTACGACAACCACTTCGATGCTCGCGATCGGAGGTTCCAGTGCGAGGCCAACCACTTCGTGTATTCGGACCGCGGCAAGCCCGAGGCGCAGTCGGGGCACCATGACGACATGGTCATTGCCACCGCTCTCGCTGTCTACGGCTCCCACCAGGCCGCGATGGTGCGTGACGAGCGCATGAATGAGAGGCCCCGGAATATACGCGAGAGCTTGCAGTTCGAGGCCATGACAGGCAGAGATTATAACAGCGACTGGGACGACTGGTACGAGTCAGACGCGCCCGAGTCGCACCCCCTCCCGATGGAGGGGTCACACTAGCCCGCCGTGGCGTTAAACCGGCAAGGTGAACCGTGGGCATCCTGAGCGACGAGCAGTACAGCGAGTTTATCGGCAAGATGGAATCGGCCTCGGCCGACCCTGAACCCGAAACCGCCGCCGAGCAGCCCGAGGTGCAGGACACGGCTCCCGAATCGTCCGATGACTCCGTGGACGTTAAGCCTGAGGAGGATGGTTCGTCGGAAACCGCCGCCGACGTAAAGGAAGAGGTGGAGGCGCAGGCAGAAAGCTCGGAGTCAGACGACGCTCCAAAGACCCCCGAGCATATTCCGTACAGCCGATTCAAGGAGGTCAACGATAAGTTCCGCGCCCGCGAGGACGACTTGCAGCAGGCTCGAGAGCGCATCACCGCGCTCGAACAGCTCACGCTCAAGCAGTCCACGCCTGCCGAGCCGGAAAAGAGCGCTGACGACGCGTGGTTGGAGGAACTCTTCGGCGCCGATGCCGACGATCCTTCTGCGCAGGCGCTCAAGCAGATGCGGCAGGACATGAAGTCGGTCCAAGACTGGCAACAGCAGCGCACGGAACAGATCGTGGCCACCCAGCTCAAGACTGAGATCGAGTCGGCGGTGGATAAGAACCCTGACGTCAAGGCAGAGGAGCTTTGGCAAGCAGTTGCAGCGAACGGCTCGGTTGACATCACCCAGGCGGCAGAGGCTATCCAGCAGCACCGCCAGTCGATGCGAGATCAGTTCAAGGGAGAGGCCGCGGCGGAGATCGAGTCGCTGAAGGCGAAGATCGCGGAGATGGAGAAGACGCAAGAGGAAGCGTCATCGTTCCGTCGCCCGTCATCTACGGCTACGGCGCCCCCGGCTCCCGAGCGCAAGGGCTTCTCTGTGGCTCAGGCCACCGCAGCGTTTGCCGAGGCGATTAGGGAGCGAGCATCCAACTAACCATCGTCCCATAGGAGAGGCTCATGCCTGCCACCCTAGCTACCTTCGGCCCGATGCTGAAGGATTTTTACCAAGGCCCCGTGGCCGAAAGCATCAACCAGCGCGTTTGGGCGCGCGAGTATTTCTCGAAGCGCTCGAAGGGCTGGAGCGGCCGCCAGATGATCATCCCGGTGCATACCGGGCGCAACACCGGAGTCGGCTTCCGCGCCGAGGGCGTCGCGCTGCCCGTCGCCGGTGATCAGGCGTACGTGAACCTGACCATCCCGAACCGCAACAGCTACGGTCGCTTCGAGGTGAGCGGCGAGTCCATGGACACCGCGATGCGCGGTGGCGCTGGCGCCTTCGCCGGCGTCATGGAGTCGGAGATGAACCGGCTCGTTCAGGACGTGTCGAACGCCGAGAACCACGCCACCATCTTCGGCGGCGAGGTCAAGGGCTTCCTCAACGAGCGCAAGGTCGGCGCCGTGTCCCTGGGTGCGCAGACCCCGCTGGGCGCACCGGCCACCGGCTTCTCGGCCACCGAGACCTGGCAGTACCAGGGCGACTTCAGCTACTTCGATGGCACGGCGACTGGCACGGCGGTGCAGACCGGCCTCGCCGTCGCGGACATCGCCACAAAGGTGCGCGTGCGGCTCTTCCGCATGGACACCTACGCGGAGATCCTCGGCGGCGCGGCGGCTCAAAACCCGAACATCCTGGTGGACGACTTCACCGATGACCGGGTCAACCCGACGATCTCGCTGATCGTGGGCGACGACGCCGGTGGTGCTGGGATTGACACTAGCGCGCTACCGGGCGGCACCGCGATTGCGGTTGTCATCTCGGCAACGCAGGCGGTGTCGGCGGCCACCCCGCTCTTTGGTCAGGACCCGATTGGGGCGGCCAACCCGACTGGCCTTATCTGGCCGCAACTCATCGCTGACCAGCCTGCTGGCATCTTCACCAACTTGGCCTCGCAGGCTCACTTCGGAATCAACCGCGCAGGAGCGCTACCGGCTAACGCCAACGCGATCTTGCAGAGCACGATTCTGACGCACGATCCTGCGGCTGGCGCTGGCACGGGCGACCGCACCAACGCTGCTGCGGATCTGACGCTGGAGCGCATTCAGTATCTCTTCGATACGCTTCTTCAGGACGCCGGGGCCGACCCCAACCTGATGATCATGAACGCGCTCATGCGACACCGCTACACGGTGCAGCTGACGGGCACGCTCGGCGCCGCCGGTGCCAACCGGTCCAACCTCACGGTCGACGCCGGATCTGGCAAGGTGATGGACAACCAGCAGAACCTCGCCTACGGCGGGGTGATGTTCCAGTACGACCGTCACTTCCCGATCTGCACCATCGGCTTCATGTCGACCGACCCGTGGCTCTTCGCTGAGTTGACCACCGGGCAGTTCGCGGACGACGACGGCAACGTGCTCAGTCGTACGCAGAACACCGACGCCTGGGAGGGCTTCTGGAAGCACCGGTACAACCTCGTGTGCCGCCGGCCTAACAGCCAGGCGCTCCTCGTCGGCATCACGCCCACGTAGCCGAGGTGGGGCGGCGCTGCGACTCCCCTTGCAGCGCCGCCCCTTTCTTATATGGAACAAGTGCTCTACACCGTTGCGTCCGTTGTGCTCGCTGAGCTGGGCTACTACTTGTGGCTGCTCATCGACAGGGAGCGCTCGATCCGGCACGATGAGCACCGCGAGATGGGGCTGATTGACTCGATCCGAGAGGAGTTCACCGATGGCTAGCATCTTCGGCGCACCGGCCGCCATGGACGCCTCGCAGATACGGCAAGCGATCGGACAGCGGCGGGCGCAGCAGCAGGCCGCCGCGTTCGACGAGATGGACTTCCTCACCAAGGTGTTGCTGCCGATCGGCGCAGGGGTGGCCACAGGGCTCACCGGGGGGCTCGCAGCCCCCGCCGCCCTGGGCACGCTGGGTGCGGTGGGCGCAGGTCTTGGTGCCGCGAGCACGGGCATGGCGCTCGGAAGCGGCGTCGGTGGCGCCATCGAGGGCGCAGTAGAGGGCGACCCCGCCCTCGCGGTCAGGGGTGCGCAACAGGCGCTGCGTAGCGGCGTCGCCGCCTTCGGGCCCAAGCGAGAGGACGAAGTGCTGGCCAGGCTCGCGGAGATCCTGCGTGGCTAGATTCCCGACCGATATGATGTCGCGCATCGAGACCGCGAAGAGCGAGCGCACCCGCCACGAGCGCGAGTGGTCTGGCGCCATCCGAATGCTGCGCGGTGACCAGTGGGTCTATTGGAGCAGGCGCAGCAAGGACTACGACAACATCCAGCGGCAGCCTGGTGAGATCCGGGTCACCGTCAACCAGATGATGAACATCGAGCGCAGCATCATCTCGAGGCTCACGCTCAACACCCCGAGCCCGGTGGTCATCCCGGCGTCGGATACCATCGACGACATCCAGAAGGCGACGGCCAGCGAGATGGCCCTGAGGTACTTCTG